TTTAAGTTTGCACTTTCACAAACATATTCAAAGTTAGAACAGGTTACTCCTGCTGTTGCAAAGAACCATCCTTTCGCTTGGTCTCTTGATACTATACTTATATCAGTTTCATTAGAGGCTGTTGGTTTAGTTGCATCTAATAAAGCTTGAAGTATCACTGAAAGAAATAATAATCTTTCTGTGGGACATTCACTAAATGATTTCTGCAAATATTCCGTATAAATTATTTCTGGTTTTTCTTTCATTAAACCATGCCTCTGGTATTCCTTCTCTTAATGAACAATATTTAAATTTATATTTATCACACCAACTCGCATTAGTCATCTTTCCACCTTTATATAATTTAGCTTTTGGATTATCAAATATAAATCTAATATCTAATTCTGGTTTTTGTTTTCTTATAAAGAGATGTTTCTTTCTATCTTCTCTTACAAATCTACCTTTTACTTCTAATATAATACCATTTTCTTTTAATATAAAATCAGGAATATATTTTTTATCTTCTAACCATTGATATTCTATTTTACCTTTTTCATATTCATGAGGTATCTTTTTATTTAAAAGATAATTATATATTTTTTCTTCAGATTTACTACGAAACATTTACTTCTTGAACATCAGGTAATCTTTTAACTTGTGTAAGATAACGAACACCTTTTGCATACTTAAAACCACGCAGTCCTTTACCTTCATTAGCATCAGCCCAACATACTTTTTTATGTGAACAATATATGCATCCAATCGAAAGCTTATGGTTACCACTAGTACCATCAGGAACATCACTATAGCACCTCTCAGGTTCAGTAGGTTGTACCACAACTTTTTTAAGATGTTTAATCCTATCTTCTGCATTTATCATCTCCATTTCATGTAATTTTAATAAAGCAAGAGACCCACTTTGTTTATCAATAGCAAAGAATGCAGCTTCTTTAGCACCATTAGCTTCAGCATAAGCTGATATTTGTGGTATATAACCAAAAGGGTCATCATCTCTTAACGTACCATTACTGAACTTTTTAAAAGCAGTAGCTGAAGCACTCTTAATATCAACTAATACTCCATCTATTTTACAATCTTGATGTCCTAAAACACCTTGTACTTTAACTTCTTTTTGTTCTTCCGTAACAGTATGACTTGCTAGTTTAGTTAAAGCTATTAGTAAAGACTCTAAGATATGTCCATATAAAAACTTTATTCTAGTAGCAGGTGTAAATTGTTTTTCTTTATTTGGTTCTTTCATATCATACCATAGTTGTCTGTCTGGTTTACCTATAGCAGATAGTCTTAAATTATTTTTTCCTTGTGGTTCGTTATACAAATAATCAAAGAGACAATCCTTTACTTCACGACCTAGTTGGTCTAATACTTTTGTCGCTTCTTTCTTGGATAGTTTAGGTTTATGAGCTAAATCAAATAGCTTATAAATATCTTCAACTAATGTATCTATATTTTTCATAATAAAAAAGGGAGTAGTAAAATGAACAAAACTACTCCCCCCATTCCAACAGTGGAATTAAGCGAAAGCTACAGAGCTATCTTCATTTGAAGTATATCCATCTTTGACTACTTCAAAATCTTCCTTTGGTCCTGTCTCATATGGTACAAGGTCTGTTACTTGTACTGATTTAAGGTCAGCTGATGTACCTTTTCTACCTTTAAACTCCCAATCATATGTAGAGTATAGTACATTAACTAAAGACCCATTACCTATAAGGGTATTGATAAGAGGTCTTTTCTGAGCATCTACTACATTAGGTGCAGCATTTTCATTACCATCTTTTCTTTTAACCTTTCTTTTAATAGTAACAAAATCTCCTCTTTCATCACCTTTATTCTTAATAGTAAGCCCATCTGCTTTAACCATCTCAATGTTCTTCTTATCAAGATTACATACATCAAGCGTCCATACACCATCTATATCAAATGTTTTATTTGGTGTTGTTATGGATGCCCAATAAGCTTTTCCTGTTATTACTGCCATATTTAATTAACTCCTTTTTACTGTTATAAGATACATAATCATGTANCTTTTGTTATTAATAATTGAATTGTAATTTATTTAATTATTATTGTCAATACTTTTTTTAATAATATCTGAAGAAAAAATATTCTGAATATTCATAAGATACATTTTACTTGCATTATGGTCTCCACCAGATACTGTTTTCTTATCAGTTGTTTGTTCTACAATTCGTTTAAGCATATCAGTTTTAAAAACTAATGTTGCATAAACTTCTTCATCTACACATAGATTATGAAACCAGTAGTCTGATTCTGTAACTGATATACCACTAGGTTTACCATAGCTTTCATATTCTATTGCTATGTTACCTGTCTTCAACCACATACCTCTTTCTGATTTCACTTCTATCTTCTTATCTTGTAACATATCTGCTACAATTTTTTCTTTTACTTGACCATACTTTAAATCTAAATCAAATTTCTTTCTATCTTTTTTAGCTGGTTGCATTATATTTCCTTAGTGTGTTGATGCCCATGTTAGTCCTGCTTTCCATTCACTATCTAAAGGACAGTTAAGTTTTAATATTTCTTCTGTTATTTTAATAGATTTTTTAGTTATCTCTCCAAACTTTTGTACGTCTTTATGGTTTACTTCAAATTGATATTCATCATGAACAGATGCTACAAGATGAGCATCAATACCAGAAACATCAATCATATCCATCATACATACTAACCATTGTTTACATACAATAGCACCTGCTCCTTGTAATACAGTATTTAAAGCACTATGAGGACTACGTATTTGAAATATTCTACCATCTAATCCTTTAATAGCTCCTTGAACTGATGCTTCTTGCACTTTNAGTACGTAAGTCTGCAAAGCTCTGGTAAGTTAGATAAAAATTTATCAACTAATTTTTGTCCTTCTTTAGGACCTGCTCCAACTACTTTACCTATTTTAGCTGCACCTGCACCATAAAGAAAAGCATAGATAAATGTTTTAGCTTGGTCTCTATTAGTTAATCCTGCTGCTTTCATATTGGCTGTATGTATATCACCTGTAAGTAGTTCATTAGTAAAGACATCACTGTTCATATAATGTGCTAAACATCTTAATTCTAATCCACTCGCATCAGTACCTACTAATGTATATTTAGAAGGGTCAGAGACAGTCCAACAATCTCTACACTCTTTACCATAAGGAGAATAGATAGCAGGTACTTGAGCAAGATTAGGAGAATTATGTGCCATACGTCCTGTAACAGTCTTTAAGGTCATTACTCTACCATGTACTTTATTATTATCATCACATAATTCTATCCAAGATTTAATTTGTGATACTCTTTTTTGTAGTAGTAAATATCTTGAAAACATTTGAGCTTCTTTCATATCAATATTATTTAATACTTCTTCATTTACTATGACATTACCCTTATCAGTTTTAAGTGTAGGTTTCCATCCTTTATTTATTAGACGTTCAGCTATTTGTTTTCTACTTCCTATATTAAAAGGTATATATTTAACTTTAGTTTTAAGTTGTACTTCTGTTGGTGGAAATATTTCTGTAGCTTGGTTAGATAAATTATTAGCTTCATCTTCTAAAGATGCTTTCAATGTCATTGCTTTTCTTAAATCTAAAGTAAATCCATTCTCTTCTTGCTTATCTATAATAACTCTAACTTTCTTTTCTAGTTCTATAGATTCTTTAGAGAATTTACTTTTCTCTTTATCTAATTCATTCATTACTTTATGAGTTAAGTTTACATCCTGTGTGCAGTACGTAAGCATATCAGGAGAATAAGTATCAAAAAGAATTCATATCTCCTTTTTCAAATTTTAATTTCTTTCCCCATGCACCTAGTCCATGTCCTTCTTCTCTTATAGGATTAAAGAGTTGAGACTCTATTAAAGTATCTCGTATATGATTAGGTTGAATAGACGAACCAGTAAATTTATTTAATAAAGGTGCATCAAAAGATAAACCATTATGCATTACAAATGTATCNATNTTCTTACTCCAATCTTTAAAGTCTTTACATTCTTTTTGNACCCAATGTTTAATCGTATTAGTNTTAGGACATTTAGCTACAATNCAATGAATCTCTGTAGCACTATCTTTAAATCCATTAGTTTCTATATCAACTATTGCCGCCATTTTTATCCTCCTCTTTCTCGCACCAGTTACAAGCTTCTCCTTCACCTACTTCCATTTCAGTTTCTTCTTCTTCACAATAGTGTTTCCACATTTTTGGTTCATCTATTCTATCTGGATTTTCACTAGGCATTACTATTTTTAATTGATGCCTATTATACATTACATTTTTAACACAATGCAAAGCATTACTTTCTTGTTTAACTATATCTAAAATATCTCTAGCTAATTCTACTCGACCAGCTAATAATCCTTGGTCAAAACTATCTATAGTTGTATCAACAGGATTAGTTTTATTCATAAAGATTTCATCTTCACATAGTTCTAATATTTCTAGTATAATTTTATT